TTTGCCACGGTCGGTTGTGGATGCGATCGAAACCGACCCGACTTTGGGTGGTGTTGTCGAGCAGGTCGTCATCGGCACCGCCGGTGACGAACTCCCCTTCAACGACGCCGACGGCAACATGATCGGGGTCGTGTCGTCGCTCCCTGTCGCTGTGTGGGCGGTGCGGACATGAAGGTGTTGGTTGTCCACCCCGGTATCTCGTTCAGCGTGGGCGATGTGTGCGCCGGACTGGTGAAAGGGCTACGTGCGAACGGCTGCGAAGTGGGCCTGTTGAACTTGCAGGACCGCATCGAGTTCTACACCCGTGCCCATGTCCTTGACGATGATGGCGGCTATACGAAAGCGTTCGACGAAGACGCCGCCCTCGGGATGGCAGCGAAAGGGATCGAAGTCGCCTGCTACGAATGGTGGCCCGACCTCATCATCATCGTGTCCGGATTCTTCATCCCTCCGACCACATGGGCTGTTCTCACGCAACGACCCCACCATGTTGTGTACTGGGCGACCGAATCCCCGTATGAGGATGACCGGCAGGCCCGTCCGGCCGAACTGGCTGACACCGTCGTCTTGAACGACCCCACCAACGTCGACCGGTTCCGCACCGTCCACAACCCGAACACCCACTACCTGCCCCACAGCTACGACCCCGACATTCATCATCCCGGCAAACGGCGTCCGTCGCTCACCTGCGATTTCGGGTTCTGCGGGACCGGGTTCCCGTCCCGTGTCGAGTTCTTCGAAGCGGTCGACTGGGCTGGTGTCGACGTCAAGTTGGGCGGCAACTGGATGAACCTCGAGGCCGGGTCGCCTCTGTTGCCGTTCCTGACCGATCCGGCCGGGGACTGCATGGACAACGTCCGCACCGCCGACCTGTACCGCTCCGCCCGGATCTCCGCCAACCTGTACCGCAAAGAACACTCTGAGGGCGGGCATTCGGATGGGTGGGCGATGGGTCCGCGTGAGGTCGAGCTCGCGGCGTGTGGGACGTTCTATTTGCGGGAGCCTCGCCCCGAGGGTGACCGGCTGTTCCCGATGTTGCCGACGTTCACCGAATCCGATGAGTTCTCTGATCTGCTCCGCTGGTGGCTGAACCATCCGGGGCGGGCTGTAGAGGCCGCTACGCAAGCGCGGGCGGCTGTTGTAGACCGGACGTTCACAACCACCGCGGCTTCGTTGTTGCGGCTCGTCGAGTTGTCCGGACGTAAACGCGCCGCCTAACACCGAAAGGGTGTGTATCCAATGGCACAACGAATCCATGGCCGCAACGGCCGCATCTACGCGGCGTCGACGTCGTCGGGGGCTGCGACCCCACAAATGTTCATCTCGACATGGGCGGTGAACTTCGCGACCGACAAAGCGAAAGTGACCGCCCAAGGCGACACCAGCCACGTGTACGTCTCCGGGCTCCCGGATGCGTCCGGCACCTACTCCGGGTTCTTCGACGCTGACGGCGGCCAGTTCTACACCGCCGCCGTTGACGGCATCGCCCGCCCCATGTACCTGTACCCGGTGGCGTCCGTCACAACGAAATACTGGTTCGGTACCGCACTGTTCGACTTCAACGTCGATCTGAGTGTTGAGGGTGCGGCGGCGACGACGGGTTCGTGGGCGGCTGCGACCCCGATCGCCGCGGTCGGTTTCACCTGACCGATGCCGACTGACACGTTCGCGTCGTTCGCGCATCGTCTCGACACGTTCGTCAACGGCATCTCCGACCCGCAGCTGAAAGCCATCATGACGAAGGTGGGGGTGGCGGCGAAAGCGGATGCGACCGCGGCGGCGTCCGCCGATTTGGGTGGTGACCCGAAGTTCTCCGGGTGGGCGCCCACGTTGGAGACACGGTTCGATCATGTCGGTGAGGGGCGGATCTCGTTCCATCCGACGCGGCGTTCGGCGGGGCCGTGGACGGTTGCCGAGTTCGGCCGGAACCAGACGGAGGGGCCGCGGATGACTGGTCCCCGTCCGACACGGACGGGGCGGGTGTCGACCGCCCGACAGAAACGGTGGAACGGCCGGACGCAGGGTAAGGGGACGGCGTCGGATGCGTTGGCGGTGATCGACAGGGAGACACCTGACCGCATCGAAGCGGAAATCAAGAAGGCGTTGAACAAGTCGTTCGGCTGAGTCGATCGGGACGGTGACTGATGGCGAACAAGATCAGCGTCGTTATCGACGTCATCCACGACAAGGCCGTCTCCGGGCTGAAGGGGTTCAAGGCGTCGGTCAACGACGCTGACGGGGCGGTCGGCAAGTTCAAGGCCGGAGCATCCAGCGCGTTCGACACGATCAAGGCGCACGCCGGCCAGATGGCGATCGCCGCCGGGGCTGCGTTCGTCACGCTCGGGGCGAAAGCGGTCACCGCGTTCAAGGATGCGGCGATCGAAGCTGGCAGGTTCGGGGAAGTCACCGGCCTCGCTGTTGACGATGCGTCGCGATGGATCGCCGTCGGTGACGACATCGGTGTGACCACGGCGACGATGGAGAAGGCGTTCGGGAAACTGAACGTCGAGATCGGCAAGGGCGGCAAGGCGCTCGCAGAGTTCGGTATAGATGTCGTCAAGGCGAAGGACGGCACGGTCGACGCCAACGCCACGTTCCTCAACGCGATCGATGTCATCCGCGGGATTCAGGATCCGATGAAGAAAGCGGCGGCGGCGCAGGCGGCGTTCGGCAAGGGCTGGCGGGAGATGGCCGAGCTCATCAACATGGGTTCGGCTGACATCGCGGCGTCGATGGCGAAGGTGTCCGACGCGCAGGTGATCGACGAGGCGGAGTTGGCGAAGGCCCGCCAGTTGCGCGAGTCGTTGGACAACCTGTCTGATTCGGTGCGTGACGTAGCACTCAACGTCGGCGAGGAACTGACACCGGCGGTCAGTGTTGCGGCTGACACGTTGGCGGGTGTCGCTCCTGTCGCGGGGAAGATGGCGAAGTTCGTCGGCGACGCATTCGTCAAGATCGCCGACCAGGCCTACAAGTTTGGTCAGACGATGGCCGACTTGGCTGACGCGTTGCCGTTCGTCGAGGTCGCCGGTCTGGCCGAAGGGATCGAACACACCAGCTACGAGTTCGAGCAGCTGCAACGCCACGTCGACGAAAACATTGCGTCGTGGCAAGAGGGCGTCCCGTCGATGGCGGCGTTCACCGAGAAGCTCCGCGCAATGGGTCTGTCGCAAGATGAGATCAACCTGGCGATGTCGGCGTCGAAGTTTTCGCTCAACGCGAACCAGGAGGCGACGGAGGACGCTGCTGAGGCGACGGATGAGTTGACGGCGGCGGTCGACCGCACCGCCGCCGGTCAGGCCGAAGCCGACGCGATGATCGACAAGGTCAACGCCACCTACAACGCACAGGTCGACGCCGCCGAGGATGCGGCGGACGCCCTCGCCGACCTGACCGCCGAAATGATCGACCAGGTCGGCTCAGCATTCAACTTGGAGCAGGCCACCCTCGACCTGAACTCGTCGTATGCCACCTACCAGGAATCGGTGATGGCTACCACGGCGCTGTTGCAGGATTCGGAGGCGACAGACCGCGTCAAGGAACAGGCGTTGCGTGACCTTCGCGCCCAGGAGATCGGTGTTGCGGGGGATGCGTTGGCGACGGCCGAGGCGTACGCCCAGGAGATGGGCGCCGCCGACGAATCGGCCGAATCGGCACAGTTGCAGAAAGAGAAGCTGTACGAGTTGCAGGCGGCGTTCCCGGAGCTGCGCGACGAGATCCAGTTGTATATCGACAAGTTGAACGCGGTGCCGGGGGTGATCAGTACCCGGTTTGAGATCACGGCGACGGGTGCGACGGTCACACCGCACGGCGACTTCATCGGTATCCCCGGCGGTGCCCGTGCTCATGGTGGACCGACCCGGGCGGGCGGTCTGTACGAGGTGACGGAGCAAGGCTCCGAACTGTTGACAGAGAACGGACACACCTACCTGATGGCCGGCGCGGCCGGGCACGTCACCCCCAACAACCAGATCGCCACCGGGTTGGGTGGGTCGACGATCAACTTTTATTCGTCAGGGCCGCCGACACTCGCCGACCTGTCGCACGTGTTCGCCCTGTTGAGGCTGTCGCGGTGAGCACCCTCACATGGATCGACACCAACGGCGCGACCACCGTTCTCGACGACACCACCGGGTTCCGGCTCCTCACCGGCAGCGTCGGATTAGATGTACCCCCAACCGAACTGAACACGTCGGCGTATCTGTCGTCTGACGGGTCGGTGCTGGTGAAACGGCGACGCGGTGAGCGGCGGGTGGCGTTGCCGATGTATTTGAACACCGGTAGCTCGGTGTCGACTGCGGTTGGTCAGGCCGCCACGTTCTTTCAGGGGCCGGGCACTTTGCGTTACTCGGGGGTCAACACCCGCGAGTTGACGAACGTGCTCTACGAGGCGGGGATGGAGGGCGACTGGTCGGACGCGGTCGCTGTGAATGAAACGTGGCGCAAAGTTGTTGTGTCGCTGCGTGTGTTGGATCCGTGGTGGTACGGCGCGACCGCATCCGTTCAACTCACGTTTGCTGCGGCGGTCGGGTTTGATGCGGCGATCACGTTCGACAACGCGATCGGGTTCGACGGG